GGCATACCGTCAGAGAATGATCCTTGTCCGAAAGGATAGACCAAGAAGACTGCAAAGGCAGCTGAGACTGGTGCAGAATAAGCAACACAAATCCAGGGTCTCATACCCAGACGATAGGACAATTCCCACTGTCTTCCCATGTATGCTGAGATACCTATGAGGAAGTGGAAGATAACCAACTGATAAGGACCACCATTATACAACCACTCATCTAGAGTAGCAGCTTCCCATATGGGATAGAAGTGTAATCCAATTGCGTTGGATGATGGAACTACAGCACCAGAGATGATGTTGTTTCCATATAAGAATGAACCTGCAACAGGTTCTCTGATTCCATCAATGTCCACAGGAGGAGCAGCGATGAAAGCAATTATAAAGCAAGTGGTAGCAGCTAATAAGCATGGAATCATTAGAACTCCAAACCAACCAACATAGATTCTGTTGTTTGTGCTAGTAACCCACTCACAGAACTGAGGCCATCCAGCGAGGAGACCTTGTTCCCTTTTTTGAAGAGTTGTCATAATAGGACAATTTAAATAAGTAGGGCTCAAAGGGTAGAGCGATACGGTATTTCCACTAATCCCTTCACTAGTGGATATGAGAGACTTACCCCCGTGGTCTCGGTTTGGGGTATTAGAATGTCAGAAGACACATATATTATATATGCATTGTAAAGATTTGTCAAGAAAGTTCTTTTATATTCCAAGTGACGGTCATCCCATCACGCTTGTGCTCCATTATAGATTCACCATCAGTCATCTTTTCTAAAGAAATGTTACCTGCGATAACTATTCTATGTTCTTTACTGCTTGTTGCATCTACAGCATGCATTGACCAAGCAGGCCAAGCATTTATATCACCAGTCTTTTGTTCTGGATATAATTTCTCATAGACAGTCCCGAAGACAGTCCTATAACCTTCACCATCTATTGTTCCTTCAGGTGTGTTCCTAAAGAAATGAAAGCATGGTTCATCTGGTATTGGTGCTTTAATTATATGACACCAAGATATGATCTCATTACCAGAGAAATGAGTATGAGGTTTATGACCTATAGTATCACAGTTACTACCTTGTATCCAATAGTTAAACTTCCATTCAGATCTATTCAACAATCCTAATTGGAACATCATTTTAGATACAAAAAGTTGTTCATAGAATTCTGATATCTGTTCTATGACATCTGCTGGCCAGTCACTACCATCCTCACCATAAGTTGTGTAATATAATTTACCTGTATCATTATTACTAACGTGTACAGTTCTAGTACCTACCAGTTTATCAGAAACAATAGAACAAATTTTGTCATACAAATCCCTTGGCAGACTTACATTGTCATGCCACATGATAGGAGAGCACCAAGACATATCAATACTTTCTTATGGTTCCTTTCTCTCCACAACCTTTAACATATTTCCTTGCTTCTGCTTTGGTATCAAATATCTTTGCAAATCTTTTATCTGCACCCCAAGTTGGTGCATTTGATATTAAATATTCAATCTCGCCATCTACCTTGCGAGTTGCTACCCAGTTGATAGCGTGTTCTGTGTCTGCACTCATAATCTTAAACCAATCTTCAGTTATTTATTAAAATAAGTCTCGTAGTATTTTACCAGACCAAACGTTACATTGAATTTACTTGACCACTCTTCAGCACATTCTTCTGCACTCTTACCAGTGTAACCAAACCTTTCTAAAACTGTTAAACATTGTTCTTTCATATTAAACCCATTGAACCTGCTGTAATACCTACACACACAAAAAAACCGAACTCATAGAGTTCTCTGTAGGGACTATGCAAAAGCGATTTGAGAAACATTGGTCAGAAGGTACACTGCTACAATTGAAACGAATAAAATTACTTGGGTCATGACTGAGTAGAAATACTTACAATAGTATATAGGTATTTTTACTCTTTGTCAAGCACCCGATGGGACAGTTTGTAATTGGGTTACTCTAATACCCTTACCACCATCGTCATCATCATCGTTATCATTTCCACGTAAAAACAACTCAACCATGACAAGAACAGTCATTGGATAGAACACCCAAAGGATTGCTTTCCAAGCTGGAAATGAATCTGCTACTAGATCTGTCATGGATTGTGTCGATTTACGAATAAGTATTTAGTTATGTAAAGTATTTGAAATGAGTATATAGTGCTGCCAATGCCCAGAAACCGACCATTGCTGCTCTACCGTTAGCTCTTTGCCATATGTAATTGTTAGTCATTAGAAGATACCTGGGATAATTTGACCTGTGGTGGCGTAAGCACCTATTGCTGCAACAAAACCAATCATTGCCATCCAACCATTAAACTTTTCTGCTTCTGGTGTCATTAGAATATACCTGGAATGAGTTGACCTGTTGTTAGGTAAGCACCTAGACCAGCTATGATGCCAATCATTGCCCAACGTCCGTTCTGTAGCTCTGCGTTTTCTTTCATTGTTCTTAGATTTGTAATAGGGATAGAATTTAAAGAGACCTTGCTTCGACTATGCAATGCCTGGAATTACCCATCCGAAGATGGCATAGTTATGGATCGCTGCGAACAAACCAATCATCGCTAGGCGACCATTGAGTCTCTCTGCATTCTTCCAGTAACCGTCATAGTTCTCAACATACTCCATAGGAGGTTCTGCTGCGAACATATTTTGCTTGCCGTACTCGGTAGTTGTATACCTTTTGGCAGTTGTTGAAGTCATTTCTGTATTGTTAAGAAACGTTACATAATTATATAGGAAATATTAAGGGGTGTCAACTAGGTATTTGTACGGTTGTACAGACAAAAAAAGGGTCACCATAACTGATGACCCTTATAAGAAAAACTTATTGTAGCTTTTGCACCTAAAGCCATCTAGTTTAACGTCTATTGACAAAGACGTTTTATTTATGCACCATCTCTATCGTTAAGTGCCTCTGCATTCTTTTCTTTTGCATCATCACCGAAGGTAATTACTGGTGTACCTGGGTTTCCCTCTGCACTTAGAGTACCATCGTTAACAAAAGTTATTGAATCACCTGTATTAAAAGTTAATGGTTCGGTAACCACTTCATTGTTCCATGAGATAGCATCTGGAACATCTACACTACCTAAACTGATATTATAATCAGGGTCATAATCTAGATCTATAGAACCATCAGGTACAGTGAAGGTATCTTCATGTGTATATTCTCTAGCAATCTTCTTAAGTCCTTGGTAGTATACAAACACTAAGTTAAGATCACTATCAGATAATGATTCCTTTTCATGTGCTTCATCAAACACTGCTTTAGCAGCAGCGATAGCAGCATCTAATTTTGAATGTAATGAGCAAGCCATCTTCTATTATAAAATTATTTGTATTATATATGAGGTATTATAGTTTGTCAATGGTCAATAAAGTTGAATTGTCATGAGATCCTACAGGTAACTTAGGAAAAGTATTAAACGAAATACTAATTCTATCTTCTTCACCATCATTCCGAGGAACATAATGATGTTGTGTACTAGGAAATAGAATTAGATGACCAGTCGATGCTGGAAAACTATAACTATCATTCATAAACTCATTAGTACCCAAAGAAGGATCGGACTCTGGACGTACTGGAAATGGGTCTTGTCTCTGAGTATCAAATACTATTGGTGGAGCTTCATCCCCAGAATGAACATAGTACACACCACTAACTACACTATTAAGATGATAATGTTTAGGGTGACTATGATGTTTAGGTGTACAATTACCCCATGACTGTGTAATAATCATTTTATGATTAGAAACATGCATAACGTCATGCATATATTGTTCTACACAATACTCACAAAATCCTTTTAACTCTTGAAACTCTGGTTCCTCTAAAACATATTGGTTAACAGTAGTGTCATTGTTCAATGACTTCCTAAAAGTCATAGTTCCCATTGCATTCTTAACTGCCTGAACATCACCAGGAAACTCTGCCACATACAAAGGTGGTGCGGAGAACATCAAGAAATAATCTGACTTAACTTCTATTGGATTTTGATTCATGTTCATTCAAATAATGTTCAGCAATTTCATGCAGTTGATCAATTAATATATCCATGTATCTTTCCTCAACACTGTCAGGAAAATCATTCATGTCATATTCAAATGGTTCTCTGGGATTATAGCAAGGTTTAGACTCCATAGTCAACCCCCAAAATAATCCTTTCGCATATACCTACCAAGTATATTACTGTTGTAGAATGCTGGTGTTCCATCATCAGTAGATTCAGTTAGTACATTATTTAGAAACAATTGCCTTGTCTCTTCGTAATTTACTTTGCCAAGGGTGGTGTGGAGGGAGATGATTTCTCTCTTGAATAGGTCGTTCCCAAGTAACTTTCTATCTCTCTTAAGTTCGTCAGAGCTTCCGTAGTACTTCTTCCAGTCACTCTCAGACGTAACCCTTCTCTTACCACCTCTAGGTTTACGACGTTGGGTGAAGTACTTACGTCCGATGTATTGTTTACCCGACTGGAGATTAGTAATCCTGTAGACAAAACCGAAGAACTCGCCAATATCATCAGAAGTGAAAGGTTTACCCTCATATAACCAGGGGTTTTCATAAACTCCCTCTTCAACCATTTCATTATTTTCATATCAGTTCCTCCTATTTAGATCATTCCCAGTACTCATCTAAATGTTCTAATACATTGAGCAGAATTCTTTGAGCTGCTCCTCTCTGTCTCTCATCCCATTCAGGATACCATCCGTTGTCTAGCCCAGTTTTCATCTTCATGATCTGGGCTACCATAGTTACCTTGTTCACCCGACCATTCACTTCAGTTTGCTCTGGAGTTCACTCCAGTCCGAATCAAACTTTTGCATACCTTGATCAGTTAGAATGTGGTCATACATTTTATTAAATATATCCCAAGGAAGAGTACAGATATCAGCCCCCACTCGAAAACACTTTGAGACTTGAAGAGGTTCTCTAATTGAAGCAGCGAGTACTTGAGTTTTAGAACCATGCGTTGTGAATACATCTGAGATTTCCTCCACTAATGATATGCCATCCCAATACTGGTCATTCAAACGACCAACGAAGGGTGAAACGTATGTTGCACCTGCTTTAGATGCGAGTATTGCTTGGTTTGCTGAGAAGATAAGTGTAACATTAACTGCTACATCATCTTCAGATAGATCTTTACATGCCTTAAGACCTGTACGTGTACAAGGTACTTTAATAGTAATGTTAGGTGCTATCTCAAGATAAGTATCAGCCATGGCTAGCATGTCTTCTACTGTTTCTCCAACTACTTCTGCTGATATCGAAGCATCCCAAGGAAAGATAGAAGTTATCTCCTTAAGAACATCCAAAGGGTTGTGACCATTCTTCAACATTAGACTGGGGTTAGTTGTTACTCCATCGATTAACCCACTCGCAAACGACTGTTTTATTAGGTCAACATCAGAGCAGTCCAGAAAAATTTTCATGACTCTCAATACAATTTCCAGTATTTATTATTACATAAAAAAAGACACCTGTCAATAAGGTGTCTTTATATACAAATCGTGACTTATAAGTTAACTCTTTGAAGCAAACTTACGATTCACTTTAATACCACGATACATTAGATCGAAGTTGCGAGACTGTGCTGCCTCTGAGAGTACTTTTTTGTTGTACTCATTGGAGTCATACTCGACTCCTCGGTAAGTGACTTTTGCCATTGGTTTTCTCCTGTAGGATTAGGTTTATTAGACCGTTCCTTCAGTCGGCTTTTGCGTCCCATGTACACTCTAGTCCTACTGCTTCCGTCAGATGTATTTGATACATCTCCACTATCTCTTGCTTGGTTTCAGGACTAAGATCTCTCTTAGTCTCAGCACGATCTATCAATCTTGATACATCAGCACAAGTTAATGCAGCAGCTAGTAAAAATTCCATAGGATGAACGAACCCGTTCCGAGTCGGCTTACTTGCGTCCCTTCTGGGATGAACGAAAAGGTATCGGTTGATACCTACTGACTATTTATGTCAGTAAACCATTACAAAATGGTTCATATTGTTACAATAGCATTAAAAGCTTGGTTCGTCAAGCTGTGAACCTTCTCTTTGTTGCCAAAGTTTACGTTCCATTTCCCACATATCTTCTGCTAAAGTGGGTGGTAGTTCCTCTTGCCCTGCCTTGTCTAGCAATTGATCATACATCTCAGCATTATCAATGATTGCTTTTTGTAAATCCTCTAACTTCCA